GCTGCCGTAAGGCTCGTACAACCATAAAACATGGAGGAGTAGCAGTTGTTCGCCATTGCGGGGCGATTGCCGCCTTTTACGGTCGAGTAGTCTAATAGGCAGTCAATATCCCCGTTGCAGGCAATATTCGTCCCGCTAATGTGCCACTTTGCGAAACTGAAAACAATTCCGGTTATTTTTGAATTCCCTGTCCCTCTGAGATAAATGCAATGATCACTCCCGTTTTCGCCGGAGGTAATTTCACTCCCATCCCACGTTTTCCATTCGCTTCCGTTGGTATATTCTAATTTGCCGTCCCAGTTTTTTGGCGCGGAAATCGAAAATGGATTTGCCGATGAAAATTCTAATGCTGTATCGAGGTCGTTCGGCCATGCCGCACGGCGCCTCATTCTTGGATAGTTTACGATCATGTCCTCACCTCACGATGCAAAGCTGACCGGCTGGATCGACACAAAAACCTCCACAGCTGCTGTCGGAATTTCGTCACACTGGAAGGTCAGCGAATCCGCCCCATGGCCGACGCACTGCACATAGCAGGAATTCCACGCGCTGTCGTAGCTTTCATCAACGGGGGAGCAGATCACCCTCTGCTTTGTGCCGTCGGCGAGAACGCCAGTCACGGTCACGCTCTTCTGCTTGGTGCTGGAATTCCAGCCCGTCACCGGCAGCGTCACCTTGCGCATGGTCGGCCCACCTTCTGGAATTTTCACGGTTTTCGCCGCGCTTCCGTCGTAGCTCGTCGTCGTATCGCCGATCTTGATGTTAAGTGCATTCGGGTTCTTGAGTGCCGTCGGAATCGTTGGGATATCGGACGCTCTCGCCAGCGTTCCAAACCAAGCTTCCCACTTTCTAGCAGCTCCGTCATACGCTACCACCGGATAATTCGGCGCGGCTATCGGACTTAACGAGCCGAGCGCGGCAAAGCCAAGAAGTATCATATCACGCATGCCCACCGCCGACACAAGCGGCAACACAAAAGGTACATCCATCCCAGGAAATTTTGTAATCGCATACACGGCGTAGCCCGCCGCATAGGCCTTATACACTTCCGCAGCCGTTTTGTCGGCAGTTACGCTATAATTGTCTCCTTGCGTCACTGTCACATAAAATGTGCCTTTCACTTCGCCGGTTGCGCCGTTAACGCTTGTAACCGGCGCACTCTGCAAAGCGCTGTCTGCCTTGCCCAAACTCGTCTGCACATCCGACGCAAGGTCAGATTTGGCGACCGTGCTCTTAAAGGCCAAGCTCCCCAAATCGCCGAACCATTTTGCGATTTTGCCAAACAGCACGGAGAGCTTCTCGCCCGTCGCAATGTTCGAGCGGGTAGTCGCCGCAGTGAACGCCGCCGTGACGTTACTGCCGTCGCCGGTCTTGTCCAGCTTACCGGAAATGTCCTGGTGCTGTGTCAGATAGCCACTGTCGTTTTTAAGCTGCGAGGTTTTTGTCGGAATCAGCCCGCGAATGTAAGGATGCGCCGTCTTGCTCTCGTTGTGCGCCTTGATTTGTGCGGACACATCCGGCGTAGGGATTGCCCCGATAGCGTCATCCACATACTTAAACACGTCCTGATGCTTGCCTTGCGGGTCGTAGACGCTTGCGAGCATATCGCCAGCGCCTTGACCGTTCGCCCCGTTATAGACCGCAAAGTCAAACGTCGTGCCGTCCGTCAGGGTGATGGTATAGACGTCGCTCGTGCCGGGGGCGTGCGTACCGCTCTTGAGCGCGATGCCGGAAATGCCGTTGCCGGTTGCACCCTGCGGCCCTTGTGCGCCAGTGCCGCCGCGAGGCAGGCCGAAGACCAGCTTGTAAACATTGTCCACAAGGGACTTGCTTACCGTGGCGGGCTTGCCCGTCTCAAGTGTCACCGCCTCGACGATCATGTTGACGATGGCGTCGCGCGCCGCCTGTGCATCGGTCTTTGCCGTTTCCGCCGCAGACTTGGCAGATGCCGCGCCCTCGGCGCTCTGAGCGGCCTGTGTGGCTTTCTGCCCCGCAGCGGTCGAACTACCCGCCGCCGCGTCCTTTGCGCTCTCAGCGGCTTCCTGTGCCGATTCCGCCGCCGTTTTGGCGCTCTGTGCGCCGGTCTGTGCACTCTCCGCCGCTTTCTGCGCGTTGGCGGCAGCGGTCTGTGCAGCCTTTGCCGCCGTCTCAGACTTTGCCGCATTGGTTGCCGCTGTCTTCGCGGCCTGCACCTTCTCGTCAACGCCGGTCGCAGATGCAGCAGCCGCAGCCGCAGAAGATGCCGCTGCCTTTGCGGACGCGTCAGCCGCCGCAACCTTGTCGTCGATGCCCTGCGCAGCGCCCGCGGCCTTTTCAGCCGATGCAGCCGCCGCGTTAGCCGATGCCTTGGCGCTGTCGGCATACTCCTTGACGCCCTGCACCTCTGCCGCAACGGAATCCTTGGCATACTGCACGACCTGCGAGCCTCTCAGCTTCTTCGCCTCGCCGCCCTGCTCAAGCACAAAAAGGTCTTCGTTGGTGATCTGTAACGCTTGAGTGAGGTCGGAAATTGCTTTATCAAACATCAGTTACCTCGCTTTCTGTCTCGGCAGCTTTCGCGGGCGGCTCTGCGGGTACGTGCGCCGCCTGCTGGTCGAGCCGCTCGAGGATCGCATATGCCTGCCGCAGCTCTCCCTTGACCTTTGCCATCTTCTCCGCGTCGTTCGCGGAGATCATCACTGAGGACAGTGTATTAAATGCGCTGTCAAGAATCTGCATTACCTGCTTTTTCATAGTGCCTCCTTATCCTGACTCCCACCAAGAGTCGGTGTAGATTTCTGCGTTGTAGGGTCTCCACGTGTCCGTGTAGATGTACGGCGTATACGCTCGCCACATATCCGTGTAGATGTACACCGCGCCGCCCGTAGTGCCGCCCTCTGTGGTAAACGATCCGCTGTCGGAATAGCTGGTCTCCACCCATTGATTGAGGTTGGTGTCCCAATAGCAAAGCACTGCCTTCCAATCGTAGGTTTTGCCGGGGGTAAGTCCGTCGAACGAATCCGTAAACGTGTTGTTCGCGCCGGAATCCTCGTTCGAAGTCAAGTAATACCCGTACCCCAGAATGCCGGTCACGTAGATCGCACGCGCTCGGTCGTGGTAGCTGTCTCCGTAAAACGTGCCGTTGAGAACGGCTGTCGTCGACCCCGTCGCCGTAACGCTGACGCTAAAACTTGCCATGCGTCACCTCACCGAACGGAGGAAAAACAGTTTTCCCCAGCTACCGGCCGGTAAGTTATCTCCGTACATCTGGCTGCCGATATACAGCTCGCCGCCGCCGAGCGACACAATGTTGTTGGACAGCGTGATAAATCCACCGTAGGGGCCGCTGGCTTTTAGGTATACATTGGTCGCCGATTCCAGCTTGATACCGCCATAGAGGGTTTTGATGCCGATACCGTAGTCAACATTCGTCTCGACAAGCGAAATTTCGCCCACTTTGGTATTGCTGTTAGCCAGCAGTTCCACCGTCTGACCGCGCAGCTTCTGCGCCGTGATAGAAGTGCTGTCAATGTACGTTGCGATCGCATTGTCGACCTCGTTTGCGTTCAGACCCGCGTTGCTGTCGACGTAGGTCTTCGTAGCATAATTCGAGCCGTCCTTGAGATCGCCGACGCGGATGCTGCCGGTCTGGATTTGGTCGGCTGTCAGCGTACCCTTGATATTCGCCGCATCGACGTACAGATTTTTCGTTTCGATGCTGCTGCCCTTGATCTTGGTCGTGCCGCTTGCGTCTGTCACCGTCAGGCCGTTCAGCGTGGTCTTGACCTCAGTGTACTTGCCGTCGATGCCCTCGACCTTGAGCATGATCGCCTCGCTGGTCTTGGTGATCGTTGCTCGTGTTTCGGCAATCTTGCGGTTAAATTCCTGCGTGATGTACCCCCCGGACGGATATTCGTCTTCCATCTCCGCTTCTCCGGGGGACGAAATACCAGCATATCCGCGGCCATCGTCGGAGATTTTAGACAACGGAGAGTACACGCCCGCAACTGTCACGCCATCCCCCAACTCTGCAGCTGGGTCAATGTTTGCCGCGCCTGCTTCGTATGCCTGATACTGGTAACCTTTTATGGTTTGCAGTAAAGCGTTTACCATTGGCTGCGTAGCGTGAGGGCAGCTTGCGACAATCTCCATGCCGGTATCATCGCCTGCCGTCAGGCTATTTTCATCATCCACGAGCAACGTCACGCGGGAGATAGGCTTGTACTTGCCATTGTCGGCAAAGCTTGTAACGTCTCCGCCGACGTAATATTTATCAGACAAGAATCCTCACCCCTCCAAACGTAATAGCGCTGCCCGCTTCTGTAATGAGATAGTTTGTCTCGGTAGGCATGGACAACAGCGGAATAAGCAACAGTTTCCCTGCGTCGGTGATAATCCAATTCCCGCCGTGCGCCGCTGCGATAAAACATAGCTCATTGCGAATGGTATAATCATTTGCGGGATAGTCGATGGTATATGAGCTATTGAGAACTGTTCGGCTGTCCAGCTCTACACCCATCAACTGGCAAAAGATGTTCACAGCGTCAGGCATAGTCATCGGGAAGTTAAGCGACTGGTCTGGCTCCCACACAACGTCAGCTTTCCTCATAGCGTCGTATGCTTCGAGTTCCCAATAATTCCCATCGCAAGAACGGCGGTTGGTAAAAAACACGCCTTTTGGGATCCAGTCTGTTGCCTGACTGCCATTAACAAGCCTGAGATAACGCTTGATCGTCGCGGCGCGCGGTACGTTGTTCGCATACAGTGCCAGTTTTAATGTTGCGCAGCAGGCGTTGCCGATGCCGAATTCTTCAAACAACTGCGATTCGACAGAATGCGACACTTCCGCATCTTTGCCATATTCCGTTCCGGCGATAGTAAATTTGTATTCCCGTTCCGTTCCGGGCTTGTGAAGCAGCTCGCGCCACAGCGCACTTGTCGTCTGCCCCATATCACACCTCAGTCAAATTAAACGTCGCGCCGCCCCACACCTCATTATCGTCTGCCGCTTCTTCAAGCGTGCATTCCATCGACGAGCAGTAAAACGTGCTTGTTCTCATGCCATGCAGGTCAAGGTATTGGACTGTACATGTGGGTTTGTTCAGATCGTCATCAAGTTTTGCCAGCACGTCACGCTTGACGGAGTGCGTTGTATACCTCAGTTTTCGCTTGGTGGTGATCTTGTCGCGCCGCATCGTGCCATCTTTGGTGCGGGTAGTCTTGTCGCTGTCGAGATCGTTTCTGCTCCACCCGTACCCTTTCGTTGCGATTGCGGACGAGTAGTCCGTGCCGTTGATAATAAGGACTTCCATGTTACCCCTCCTTAGTACAGCAGTACGGGCTTACCCGCCGCGCGTGTCATGTTGTTAATGTTCTTCACGGTGCTGCGTGCGATTTCCTTACCGTCAAGCTGGATAACGACCGTAGTTGCACCGCCGCCCGATTCTGCCATAGCCTGCTTAAATGCGTCAACCATCGTTGCAAGTGGCGTTTCGATGTTCGTTCCGCTCTTCTGGTCGCCCAGTACAGCAAGAAATTCCTTGTTGGGGGGAATGACTGCGCCGGTCGCCAGACGCGGAAGATGTACTTCGGAAAGCGACGAAAGATGCCCGCCGATGCTTTTACCGCCAACACCTGGAACCCAGCTCGGGACGGTAAACTTAATCGTGTTGATCTTGCTGATAAGCCAGTTCAATCCCTTGATAATGGCATTAACCGCGCTTTCGGCAATAATGACGATGCTGTTCCAGATGCCTTTAAACACCTTTTTGACGCCATCCCATGCAGAATTCCAGTCACCAGTGAACGCGCCCTTGATAAACTGGATAATGCCGCCAAGAATGTTATCTTTAAGGTTTCTCGCAAACTCGGTCAGATTGCCAGTCAGCGCAAGCACAGCGGTAACTACCGTAGCAATTCCTGCAATCACAAGTGGGATGACGCTACCGGTCAGAAAGAAGAACCCTAACCCCGTTGCCACAATGCCAGCAATTAGTAGCAGCGTATTTTGAAGATTTGCACCGTTATCACAAATATCTTTGAACGCTGTGATAATCATTGCTGCGCCAGCCACTACAAGGCCGATGCCCGCGCCAACTTTGCCGAATGCGATTGCAAGCCCTCCTGCAAGCGCCGCTGTGCCTGCAAGCATCTCAAGCAGATTCTTCCAGTTGACGCCGTTGTTCCATGCGTCGGATAGTCCGTCCCACAGAAGAATCAATCCGCCAACAGCAATGAGGATTCCACCGAGCTTTTGCAGAATAGTGCCAAGCACCCCCGGCAAGCTGCTGCTGATTTTCCACAGCGCTAAGCCTGCCGCAATGAGCATGACTGCATCGGCGATTTTTTTTAAGCGGTCGCTGATGTCGTCCATGTAGCTAAAGTCCGGAGTGATTGCGTCAGCAGATGCGCCACCGCCCGCATCGTTTGCGGTATTGGTGGAAATCTGGTTGATCTCATCAAACGCCGCAAGCTGACTTGCCGCTTTCTTCGCGGCACTGCCCGTTCCCTTTAATGCACTGGTCTCTTTGTTCAGCGCCTTTGCCGAGTTAGCAGTTGCCTTGACGCTCTTGCCGGAGATAAGCGCCACAAGACGCGTGATCTGCGAGACTACTGCCGTAATAACTTTTACAAGCAGTGTAAAGGCGGGGACAATTACACTTACAAGAGGCTGCGCCAGCGTCAAAAGCGCTCCTTTAAGCTGCGCAATGGATTCTCTTGCATCAGAGTTTACCATTACGACATTTTTTACCCAGTCACGCACTTTTGTTAATGCTTGGGTAATAACCGTAAAAACAAGGGCACTGCGGACAACAGATTTTACGCGCTGTCCAAATACTTTCATGGAATCTGCCGCCGCTTCGGTTGCATTGCGCAGCCCTGCGCCTTTGGCTCTTCCCTCGATCTGCTGTGTTAGCTCGACTGCCTGCGTTTTCGCGTCGGAAATCTTATCGCCGGTTTTGTTGAGCTTTTCGTTGAGTTTGTCAATGCTATTTGCAGTTTTGTTAAATTCGCTTTGCAGCATTCGCACGCGCTCGGCCTGCTCGGACACGTCGATTTTCTCATACGTGCCTTTTGGCGCTGTGCGCATATCGGCAAGCACCTGTTTTGCCGCATCTAGCTCTGCGCCGATGTTGCGCAGCCGGTCTTCCATCGGCGTTTTCTGGTCGCCGAGCCGGTTGAATTCCTTTTGTAAGGATTCGATATTGCTTTTAACTTTGTTTAACTCCTGATGGAGTTTTTTGTCGCTAATAGTCGCTTCAAATACGACTTCACCGTCAGCCATAATATCACCTTCTTGCTTTTTGGTTTTTTGCGTGATATCATCCAAGCAGCCATAAATAATGGCAAGGAGGAATGAAAAATGGATAAGATGACTACTTGCAAGGTATGCGGGGCATCTATCGCAAAATCCGCTACCACTTGCCCGCAGTGTGGAGCAAAGCAGAAAAAGCGCCACCCAGTATTGGGGATTATCATTGCTATTTTCGGCATTTGCATGATTGCCGCCGCATTAAACGACATGGGCGATGATCCTGCCGCAGAGAAACAAACGTTTGGCGTTGGAGAAACTGCCGAGCTAAACGGAATCAGTGTAAAGTTTGATTCCTGCACTGAAAGCAATGGATCGCAGTTCAACACCCCTGATGACGGCGATGTGTTTTTGCTTTGTGAATTCTCCATTGATAACAAGTCGGATAAAGATATTGCCGTTAGCTCTATCGCATCGTTCAACGCCTATGTTGATGACTACTCGACAAACCTGAGCATTTCGGCCACCATCGCAACCGATAAAACCCAGTTAGATGGAGCCATTGCTGCCGGTAAGAAAATGACCGGTGTTGTCGGATACGAAGTCCCCAAAGACTGGGAAGAGATTGAAATTCGCTTTACTCCCGACTTTTGGTCTGGAAACGAAATTACATTCATTGCAAACAAGTAATCATTTTCGCCCGATGCTATTTTGCGTCGGGCGTTTTTTGCCCAACCACGCATTGATCGTGTCGTTTTCTTCTTCCGTCATCGGCTTCTTTAGATCGACAAGCCGCCTGTTTTCTCGGTAAAATTCTCGATCCGACTTGTCGAGCGTTTTCCCTTTTGCTTTAAGATTGCGGATTCGAACGATGTTTGCAAACAAGCAATCCCCGATTTCGTAGTACGCCGAGACGAATGACCACCAGTGGAAATAAGGCATTGCACGCACTTCATGTCCCACAACGTGGTTGATAGGAGCCACAATGTATTGAAAGTCTTGCTCCCAGTCCATCAACTTAGGACGCTTGCGATTATCGCCCTCATCCCCGCAGTCGAGAAACCACGTCATTTGCTTTACCGCATCAGAGATATGCTCGTCTGGCATTTGCAAAAAATCGGGATAGAAAATATCCAGAGCAGCCAGAACCTTTTGCCCGTTGTCCAGATCGACCGCAGAAAAGACCGAAAGCACGTCCAACGCCGCACGATAGTCCGAGCGGATAGCATAATCAACGCCGCAGACGTTCAGCGACGTCGGAAGTTCATACATCATTTTCTATACTTTTGGGTGTACTTGCGGATTTTCTCATCGGCAAGTGCCTGTTCGCGCTTTACTGCCTCATCAAACTGCTCGATGATGGCGGTCATAAAGTTCTGCCAAACCGGCGCCCCGTTGGCCGCGGAATAGGCGTTGACGCTGCCAAAAAGTGTATCGGCAATGTCCTGCCCGAACAGGTCATTGATGATGCTACGCATTTCCTTGTCAAGAGAATCAACCATGTCAAAAAGCTCATCATCGGGGATATCCTTTTCGAGCGTCTTTGCGCGGGTCTCCTGCTTCTTGCGTAGATCATCAAACGTTTTGTATGCTTTCTTTGCGAAGTTGACATCCGCAGGGTTAAAGTACACCGTTACAATGCCGTTCACGCCGCGAATGGTATATTCCTTTACACCGGAATCAAAAGTGAGTTCCATATATTCCTCCAAAATGAGGGCTGACAGATGCCAGCCCTCTATTTGTTATTCGCCCTCGGTAAACGTAACCGAGCTGCCAGAAATAGCGGCAGTGCCGACCGTGCGCGTGCCGCCAAGCGTCACGTCGATGGGCATACCGATAAAGCCGCCACCTTCGCCGCCGAGGGAAGAGGGCTTGACCATGCAGGACGAATAGCGCTCCGCAAATACTGCGGTCTTTGCCGTGCCTGCATAGGCGTGGACAATCAGCACATCCTGATTTGCCAGCGCCGCCGCGTTCTGCTCCTTGACCGCGAGATTCCAAACCTTGACGATGGCGGGATCCCCAGCGTCCAGATCAGACGGGTCAAAGGTCTGCGTGATGATGGGTTTCTTCATGGTCGTGCGCGTCGTGCCGAGAATATCCTTCGAAGAATCCTCCTGCCAGTCGTATTCCATACTGGAATCCGTAACGCGCGTACCGAGGGGAGACCACGTGGGGGTTCCGGTTTCGCCCGTGTTGAGGTACGCGATCAGAAGTTCGCGGTCTACGGTCTGCCCCGCCGTGGTGTTAAAGGTCATATCAGCCATTTTTAATCACCTCGTAGTTCATTTTCATAAGGATTTGATGATCCTCGTCGCCGTTTTCATACACAGCGAAAAGCGAGGATCGCGTTGTCGGCTCAATGCGAATGACGCGGTGGCCGTCGCCAATGTCAGGCGGTGTCTCGCTTGCCGCCCAATCGCCCAAGGCGTTAAGCAGTTCGTCAGCTTTGAGCCGCTTGTCGTTGCTATTCCCCGGTTTCATTCGGTAGATGACCTTGAATTGGTATTCCGCCTGATATCCACCGAGGATGTATTTTTGTACGATGTATGCCGCCTGAATCGTAGACAGCGCCATCGCCGCAGTATCGGCGGGAAGAAATTCGAACCGAATCAAATCAACCGGCTTGTCAGGGAATGTGTTTAACCACGCAAGCAACTTTCGGGAGACTTGATCCTCTTCCGCTGCCGAGACCGTCTTTTTAACCTGTTCCGTACTTCTTCACCGCCTTTTCTGCTACACGCAACCACTTATCTAGGTTCTGCGCTTTTGATGCTTCACACCAATGGTCTTGTGCCTGTGGATGCGCCGTGTGGTTGAATACCAAATTGCGGTCAGTCACGACCTTCGTTCCGCCTTTCGGCGCGTATGTGCTGCCGGTATTTGGGTCAACCATGACTTTCCCGTAGTACAAAAATCTTGCGTAAGGCCCGGGGTAGACGATTGCGTTTCCTTCAATTTCGCCTCGATAATCAGGATGAATTCTTGTTCTTACCATTAAAGATCCCGTTTTCATCGGGACAAATGGCTGCGTGTCACGCTCCATTTGTTGAGCAAGCTCATGTTCCGCTGCCGTGCATGCTCGAGCAATCGCTCTCTGCACTTCGTCAAAGCCGCTTGTTTGCACCGAAAACTTGATGCCCATTATTTGCCCCCGACTTCCCAGTGCCTCATGTCGGCGCTTCCGTAGTCCATCGCGTCGACCTTCGTCACTTTGTAGCAGTCATCGTGATACTGCACGACGGTCATATTGTCGGAGATAAACTCACCCTTAACAAACACCGTCTCGCCGCCATTGCCGTTATACGAGAGCGTCCATAGTCCGCTTCTGTCTGCGGCTTTGGCGAACTCCTGCGGTTTTGCGTAAGCCTTTGCAGCGCCCGTCTTACCGTCCACTGCTTCCACGGAGAACGGGATATACAAATTTACAGCGTCCGCGCTCTCAAGGCCGCTTTCGCGCACGTTCACGCCCTTCGACGCTTGCAGCATCACACCGCGCAGGATTGTGGTATAGACCTTTTCGACCTCATCAAGCGTTGTCTGGTCGATCTCCTGCACAATGTTGTAAATCGTTACAGTGTGGGGAGCGTACATCTGCAACCACCTCCGCGATACAGTAGCCCGGTATGGGCAAGGTATTCCATGCACGTTTCTGCAAGCAGTTTCTTCGCACCGTCCGTTGCGCTGAGCGCAGACAGGGCGGATTCCCCACCCGTTGCAAGCGTTCTGGAATAACTGCCTACCGTTTCACTCTTGACTTCTGCATCATTTCCCGCAGCACTGGCAAGGGTCTTCATGGCAAGCGCCTGCGCCGCTTCGATGACCGCATACGTGTCCACAAGCGCGCAGCAACACATCTTTACCGCATCAAGATCGGCGTTGTCCGCCGCTTTGTTGCGGGTGTAGTAGTCGAGGAAGGAACTGGCCCGCACAGCCAGTCGCGGAAAATCTTCCTCGCTCACGGCTCCCATATAGGTGCCGGAGTAGTATGTATAATCAGCGTAGACCATGCGGGCTTACCCCCTCTCTCGTTAAGACTGGACGGTAACAGTGGCAGTGCCGGTCTTCGTGCTGTCCTGCTTGGACTTGGCCGTAACGGTGATACTGGGCTTAGTCTCAGCGGAGTCGATAGTCAGCAAGCCGTCTTCGCTGATCTTGGACTTCGTGCCATTCTGGCTCCACTCGACCTCGCCGTTGATAATGCCCTCGCCGGTAACAGCAGCCGTAAACGACTTGCTGTCGCCCTTTGCCATCGTCGCGGTAGCGGGCGAGACGGTAACAGCAGAGATGTCGCCGCCCTTGCCGTAAACAGAGAACGGGAACGGATTTGCCTTTTCCGCGTTGTAGGCGTTGATGGGGTTCGCGATCTCCCAGCCGAGACGCATGACTGCGCGCAGCGCGACCATATCGTTCTGCATGAGGTTGTAAACGATGTCCTTCGTTGCGGGGTCCTGAATCACGCCCTCGGTGAAGATCTTGAAGGTCATGTCCTGACGAATGGCATAGACAAGCTGGCTCCAATCGCCGACGATCATCTGCGCCTGCGCAGGATCGAACGCGCCGTTCATGGGGAAGTACATATCCATGCCGTCCAGACCGTAGCGGGTAGCGCCCTGCATATCGGTCTTGAAAATAGGCTGACCGGAAGTGTCGCGAAGGCCGCGCAGCTTACCGCGCATCTGGATAGCGGACATAACGCCGTTGGGGTTGAAACCGTCCAACTCAACCTTGGAAATCAGGCCGCCATCGCCCATGATGTCGGCGTAAACATCAGAACTGACGGGAACGCCGTTGCCAGCGGCAATAGCGGTAGGCACAACGCCATCGCGCCAAGTGCCGGGCTTGTTCGTGCCAAACAGGATAGCTGCGTCGATGACCTTGCCGAAAGCCTCAGTCAGACGGGGCTTGACCTCGCCCCAAATGTCATAATCCGCATCATCGAGAGCGGCCTCGGGAATGGGAACGATGACCGCGATTTCCTCGGCGTACAGCTTCTTCTTGTCCCACGCCATCTTGGTGGTCTGCTTGAATGCCTCACCTGCGCCGCCGTCAGTGGCTTCGCCATTGACAAAGTATGCGGAGGGAAGTGCATCAAGCACGTTGATAGTCTGCGTCTTGCTGGACATATTCGCCAGTCTGCGACCCATACGAAGGACGGCAGATTCGGCGATAGCGCCCTGCATGATTTCGCGGGTTACAGGTTCCGGGATAAGGCCGGAAAGTGCGGAACGATCAATACTTGCCATGTTGTAATCTCCTTTTCGTTACTTGAGTGCGCCGCGGATCAGATTGTTCATCGCGGCATTGGTATCTGTTTTCTTTTCGCCGCCGCCAACAGCGGCAGACCAGTCGATTTTTACGCCGTCTTGAAACGCGGACGGATCGGCGCTGACTTGCGCCTTGTGCCATTCGTCAAACCCATCAAGCGCACCGTCCTTGATTTCAAGGTGCTTTGCTTTCAGGTCTGCCAAATATGCCTTTTCCGCAGCCTTAGAGCTGAATTTCACGCCCTTTTCAGCAAGCGTCTTACGAATCACGTCTGCGTAGTCATAATCGGCAATCTTGGACTTGTAGCCCTCGATCTCCTTTTTGAGCGCTTCCGTTTCCGCGCTGCCGTTCGCTGCAAACTGCTTGTTCTTCTCCACTTCCGCGTCCAGCTTGCTCTGAACAGTCGAAAGTGCCTTTGTGATTCGCCTGTCGAACTCCGCCTTGTAGGTGGGGTCAGCCAGTATTTCATCAAAAGTCTTAATTTCGTCTGCCATTTTTTATTCTCCTTTTATTTCCACAGCGTCATTCCCCGCTGCGTATTACAACAAAAGAGCCAACCTGTAAGAAATCCTTACAAGTTGGCTCCCATTGCCCTTTCCCGCGCCCTATTGCGCGGAAGTGCTGTATTTGATTGTCTTCTTGACTTCTAAGACAATGTACCCGTCACCTTTGCGGCGCACTTCTGCGTTGTTGCCCCGCTTCAAGATGGCTTCGATAGCCTGTATCATTTCATCACGGTTCATTGACTACCTCAATTTCTCTTGGGTATACATCCATAAGCTCAACTTTTGCGTCATCATCGCACAGAATTACAACTCGATACTTGACCACGCGTACAATCTTGCGGGTGCAATCACGCATCGCTCGCACTTCTCCGTCAAGTTCAAGCACAATTCCTTCGTAACTTCTTGCTTTAATTCTCATACATAACCTTCATCCTTTCCCATTGCATCGGCAACCCAGCCGCTTCACTAAAAGCCTTATATTTGGCGTTCAGTCTTGCCAGTTTTGCTTTTGCGGCATAATATTCGTCCTTTTGCTCACTCGCCTTATATGCTGTTACAAGCTTTTTCTGCTTGATAATCTGTCGCTCAACGCGCCGTTGCATCTGCGTCGCATCGTATGCAGTGTATTTCTTTCCGTCAAACGTGCAGCCAAGATCATCATCAATATGGGCAAGTTGCTCATCAGTGTATGTGCGTTCGCTTACGCCCTCAACCCAAACATTCCGCCTGTGTCGGCAGTTAGCCCCCTCAAGCCCATCAACGGCCCCAAGACCGCACACATCGTAAATGCTGGGGTAAATGTCATTGCTACGAGTGGAATATACGAGGCCTTGCCATGCTTTGTGAGATGACCACGGTGATTTGCCCGGAATATCGCGTGCGCCCGCATGGGCAGAAACCTCAAAATACGGGGTATCTAAATACTCCGCCGATTTCTCGGTGTACTTGGCGCAAATCTGATTTACGCCGGTCATCACAGCGCGACGCGCCGCTACATCAATGAAATCACGATGCCCGCTTTCGTAGTCTACAACTTTAATGCCACTATCTGCGAGCTGCCTTACAACGTTTGCAATAGCCTGATTGTAGCTGATCGCGCCGCTCTGGATCTGCATTTCTGCGTTATCCAAAGCCCACTGATAAGCGCGCGCGGGCTTTAACATCGTGTTACCCACAAGGAAACCCATAGAAGCCGTTAAATTGCGGAATGTATCATGGGTCTGCTGCTTAATTGCATCCACTGTAGCCGCGTCTACAAGCGTTTCTGGCTGCGTTACATGCGCAAGGTCGATGACTTCGGTGTAATACTTCTGGTTGCGCTCTACAACGTCATTAAGCAAACTATTTAGCTTTTGTTTGCTAATCCCCGCTGTTTTGCTAATAGCTTCTTCGATGCTTCTAAGGTCAATGCCGTGCGATCTCAGCGCTCGAATATCCTGCACCGTAACTTCATTGAGCTGATCTGCGAAGACCAATCGGCTGCAAATCTCATCAAGCAGCGTGTTTTCGAGAGCGCGATAGATTTTTGCTAATTCTTCTGGGAGAGCATCGAGGATTTCCGGCGTAAACGGATATTTCGCCATACTTTATTCGACCTCATTTTGAGGTTCTGTGACCATCTCATGCACCTTTTCCAACGCAGCTTTTGCAGTCGTTTCATCCTCTCCATACCATTTCATACGGTATTCTAAAAGGCTCATTGCTCCCATGTTTTCGTCAAGTCTGTCCTGTGCACGTTCAGATTCAGTATCAATAAAAATGGAGTCATCAAACGTAATTGAGATTTCTGCATTTTCATTGAGGTTTACATCGATAGCTTTATTGCCAAGCCTCAAAAGAATGCGGCATAGTTCGGTAAGTGCATCACGCAAAATAAGTTGGTGTTTCCCTCTGGATTCCGCAAGTTTTGAGTTTGTACTAATAACTTGTGTCGCCGTTGCCATAACTGCGCCCTGATTGAATTGGTAAAAATTCGTTCCAAATCCGCACTTACTTGACAAAACGTTTAGCTGATCTTGCAACCCGATATTAAGTTCCGAGGTTCGCAACTGCGGGGAAATCGCATCTACAGCATTCCCTTGCTGCGTATCTTCCGGAAGCAGATAAATACGATTGTCATGCTTATCAAATGTGGGCCTGCCGTCCTCATATCTTGTGGCGGGCATTTTTACGGCTAAAAGCAACGCACCATTATCAAATTCGTTTGCGTAGCAATCATACGCTTTATCAATGACGCGCAACACGCTTATTGAATTTGCAAATACCGGAATTCCCACAGGAAGCAAATAATCGACATTGTTTGCAATCGCAAGTCGGTCAATAACAAATTGTCTCTCACTGCTTCCAGTATCTACATAATCCGGAATGTGTTCAAACCCTGATACATCGGATAAGTTTGCTGGTGTCAATACTTCGTTTTCATACCCGTAAATGCTGTTTTCGATAATGTAATTCCCTGTTTTTGCTTTCCTAAAAATTTGTAAGAATAAATATCGTTTCCCACCTCGGTTTACGATATTATCGAATGCACACTCCGTAATTACTCCGTTTTGCCATGAAATCGGGTAAATGTGTTCCATTGTGACATAATCGATGAAAATATCGTCTGCGGTTCCAGCCATTAACGCCCCGTAATTATTAACACACTGCCCAATAACTCTTGGGATATATGCCACTGTTCCAAGTGCAGCTTTTAACTCCTGCATTTCATTCGCCTTAACCAAAAAATTGTTTTCTTTCAAAATTCGGTTAATGAAATCCTGTTCGGCTTTTCCATCAACTGTGATTTGGATTTTTTCATTCAGAAGCAAATTGGCCCAGTCTTCGCAAACTTTCTTGGCCATGCCAAGTGTTTCTCTCTCGCAATTAACCCATTCATGCCCGTTATACTTGCGGTATCTATGGAAGTTTTTGACGTTTCCTTGATACCAAGACTTCCAAACATCCACATGCTCATAAAAAGAATCCTCAATTGTGGAATATCCAATCTCTTTTAATTTCTGGACAACTGCACTGCTCATGCAATAACTCCCATTCTGCGGCTAACAGGCTCTAACGCATACCTCGTCGCGTCAATCAGGTGGTTGTTCGCGTCAGGGTAGCCGCTAATAATGTCGCCGTCTTTGTTTCTTTCGTATTCGTATCCAACAAATTCATCGTAAGCGTGCGGTGTGCGCCGTCTGTCAATGACGATCGTTCTCCGCTGCAAGAACTTCATGCCATATTCCACAGAGCCGGGGCCTTTGACCGCTTCATACGCAGGAAGCCCCATTGCGCGGAGGTCAGCAACGCTTTTCGGCTCGGCGCTGTCGCAAATCGTCCGAATGTTGCTATATCCACGTTGCTTAATCATTGCCGCGCTTTGCTCGTTGGATAATTTGTTTTGATAAATCTCGTCTAACAGATATATCGTCTCTCTTGCCCGATCATAATGCAGGCGGATAAACGCGAACGGGTCCGGGAACCATCCGAAGTCAACGCCCTGATAGATGCGGTCGAAGCTTTCGATTTCTTTGTCGGTGATCTCCCGCAATTCCAGTTTATCGAACACATTGCCGCCAGTTCCTACCGGAATACCGAGATACTCATGCTGATATGCGCGCTCGTCCGTTTCTTTCAGGTGTTCCGCTTCATCGATAAACTGCTGCCCCAGCCATTCCGGCGGTGCTTGAAGATATGTTGACTTGTGACACAGCCGGTCGGCCCGTTCCTCCAAACTGTCTTTGTTTGCCCAGTTGTCGCGAGAAATCGGTGGGTTATAGCTCTCAAAGTTCCAAAACACCGAGCCGCCGCGCATGGTCGACTGCAAAATGTTTCGGATTTCCGCGCGTCCGGCAAACTGGTCTTTCTCTTCAAAGTGCGTCACGGCAATGTAACCAAACGGCACTTTGATAGATTTGATTTTCATGGGGTCATCAGCGCCGCGAAACATGATCTTCTGGCCGGTAGGCTTATAAATCAGCTCCATCGGAGAAACCTTTGCTTCCCAATACTGAGCTGCCCCCAATTCTCCGATTGCCCAAATGTACTGAGCATACACACTATCTCGGATAGTATTTGCTACTTTACGCAGTACCAGCGCATGGCAATTCCGGTTCTTTCTCTGCATTAGGAGCAGCGGGACAAAAAGCGAAACCGTTGAGGATTTCAGCGAACCGCGCCCGCCGCTGAAATCGTAATGCGTGTGCCCATGTTGAAACACGTCTTTTGCGACCCCATAGAATACCGGCGCGATCTTTTGTGAAAGAAGAATCTTAGACATCAATAATCACCGTCACGCCGTCATTGCTATTGTCTCCCGTTTTTTCCTGCACCATCGCCCACTTGTCGATCAGCGTTCCCATCGCCGTTGTGATCTGGCTGAGATTCGCCGCCGCCAGCTTCTCTGGGTCGTTGAGCATTTCAAGCCCCTTGCCGATGAACGAACACACAAGGTCTTTGTGGTCGTTCATGTATTCCATCACATCGGCGGTGTTCTCTTCCTTTTTTTGCTCGCACTTTTCCACAATGTCGGCATTCGCCCGCACAAGGTTCTTAACCGTCGTTGCGGAAACGCCGTTGATTTTCGCTGTGGCGCAATAGTTGTTCGTCTGCACATAGTCCGCCAGTATTTTCTTTTTCTGCCGGTCTGTCAGACGCGCAGCCATTGTCACCACCTCAAATCAATTTTGCTACCAGCCCCCGCCCCTTGGCCTTACATAGCAGACTTTACCCGCCCCGAAGGGCAACAACGTGCCGCACTCTCAGGGCAGCGGCTCTCCTCTTTTGGCGCAGACAGCAGGGATTGAACCTGCATCGTCGCGAGCAATCCCGCCTTAATTGCCGCCGCTCTCCCAATTGAGCTATGTCTGCATATCGCGGGGGGCGGTGTGAAAAGATGAAAAGCACCGCGCCCCGCTATGGCGCAGGAGGTTTAACGCCATAAATGAGAGAACCGCAAAGGCTTTTACACCTCTGCGGCTCAATTCTCCCATAATTGCAATGCCCTGACTCACTTATAAGTGAGTTTTGCAAAATATTTTTATAAACTTTTTGGGTAGTCCGACCGCCCGAGCAGATAATCAATAGACACGCCAAAATAGTCAGCAATGCTTATCAGCGCGTCCATTGACGGTTTCTGCGTCCCCATCTCGTAGCGCTTGATTGTGTTGCGGTTCAGCCCGCACAGCTCAGATAACACGCAGCGTTTTAACTGATGGCGCTCGCGCAATCTCCGCAGCCGGTCAGGAAACGTGCTCATTCCTCACCCGCCTTGCGTCTCAACCTGTAGTTTTCCGTTTCCAGCTGATTAACCAAATCGTCACGAGACTTCAACTTCGCCCACAGCGCTTCAATCGTGATTTTCGCCTCGTCCAATGCTCGCAGTTGCCGGTCGATGTCCTTTTGATTCATCGCGCATATCCTTTCCGCAGTAAGGGCAAAAATTGCTCTCAGTGCTTGTTTTTAGTTTGCACGCTGGGCACATGAACCGAAACGCCCAATCTGGCCACGGCGTACCATCATCACCACGGGTAATAACGACCCACTTACTCACGGCTCAGCGTTCTCTTGGCCCATGCCCACAGGTTTCGCCACGGGTGGGCTTCTGCGTAATTTGCGCGCTGCTCGGCATTGTATCGTCTATTACGCATTACATTAAGGGCCTCTTGCTTAGAAGCGCACTCATCGTTCGCCCGCCCAAGCGCCGCCTCGGTATCAGCGAGCTTATTTCGCAGCGCATCCGCGTCCGCTTTCAGATTCGCGATTTCGTTCTCACGGTTGATGGCCTCGCCGTTCATCTGGCTGATCTGCTCAGTCAGAGCGGCGTTCTTTCGCTGCATCGCCGCCTTTAAATTCGCATATTCGGCAATCAGATCATTCTTCTCGTCGATACAGTTTTTCAGCTCGATGATCTCTGCTTCAAGCGCCGCAGTCTTCTCCTGCGCGTCCTCCACCATCTTCGCCATCTGGTCTTTGGTGTACTTCTTTACATTGATGCTCATAATTTGGCTCCTTTCATTCGTAGTTGTTCTTCCCGTCCCCGGTCGCTCACGATGCTCACGACCTTTACGTCGCCGTATCGCTCAATGTCCATGGCGATTCGCTCCTTGATGCCCTGCGCGTCAGCGGCGGGGACGTTGGCTTTAATCGTGATCGTCAGCATGGAGTGCCTCCCTCTCAATCTCAAGCGAACGTTCGCGCAAGTCCCCAAATCCATACTCGTCTTGCCATCCTAACTCAGAAGACGCTTTCTGACAGCTCTCGCACAGATAGCACGTCCACGGCGCACCATCGAAAACGCAACTGCGCTCCATCATAGCCCCTTGCTCGAATTTGCGCCCGCAACCGAAGCACACATGAGCCGCCCGCGTTTTAACAACCTTTCGCCCAACAACGTCCATGCGTTATCCCTCCTTCGGCTCGCCGTAGCTGCAAAAGTCGTCTTGCTGCATCGGCTTCCCACTTAACGTGCAAAGAGCCTCGCCTGATGACACCGCAAAGCTATTGATATATGCATACTTGCAGTCCTTACACCGCGTCACCGGCGCAACATCAGCAGCGGGCGCAACGGCCAAGGCGTGTCGGATAAGCCTTTTGGCTGTCGCGACCGTAACGGCACATCGTTCGTCATTCGGGTCGTCCGGTCGAATCAGCGCAAACACCGCTTTACACTCGATGTATTTAGTCATTGTCAGCCCTCCCATAAAACGCCTCCAAGTCATCCTGTGCCTTGTCAACAAAATCTAAGCAAGCCAAACATTCCGGTAACGGGGCATCCGTCATGGGGTCAATCCTACCGAGGCAGTAGATGCGGTCTTTTTCACCGTCGTTCCATTCGTGGGACGGGCGCCCGCGCTCACCCAGCGCACACTTAACAGTTGCCATTGTCGGCCCTCCTGTTCCACTTTTCGATGATAAATTTGGGTTCGCTATATACGCCACTTTCAAAATCACACTCTGGACAGTATATATAGCACTCTTCTGGGCTGTTGCCATCTACTGTTTCAAGTATTGCTTCTCCGCCGCAGAACGGGCAAGGTTTCAGGTCATACATCCTTCGTCGCTCCACATAGCACCAGCTCTGGGGCGGGCGGCGAAGCGGCAAAGCCCCATTGTTGCAGATACCGTTGTTGTTGCTATACATGGCGCAGGCCTCACAGGATAGGTCATTAGGGCAAGACCGCCGGAACTCCTTCAAGTCCCGCGGCTGGTCATAAATGCGCAAGTCGGAGATATGCCAGCCGTAAAGCGGTGTTCCGTGTCCATAATCCCATAGTGCTCCATTTTCAAGACAAGTCTGGAATACATAATCATCGTCAATGTCATAGATGCCATACGGATCGTTTGCCGGGACAAGTCTATCTATGCGATCGCAGGTAAATTCCCCGATGACTTTGCCATTACACCGACAAACGGTATTTGTGCGATAGTTGAGCTTGTCCAGTTCCCCGCAGGACACAGAAATGTAAGGGTGATCCATAGTGCAATAGATATAGCACTTGAACGGTGTTTGCAGCTTCGGTCGCGTTTTTCGTACCTCGATGGTTTTCTCACCATTGACGATCTTCTCGCACCACTTCGGGCGGATGCTCAGCATAACAGCCTTACTCATTTTTCATTGCCTCCAATGCCGCTTCCGCCGCCTCGCGGGTGAGGAATACGGTCTTGCCGAAGCCCTTTATCGATACTCCGTATTCCCTTCCGCGAGCGCCTATTGGCTCGATGCCAACAAAGCCAATCTCATTACCCAACCCGATCTGCTTAACCTCGCACTCGCTTATATGCTTGTCCGTGTCCAGTAAGGCAAACACCCGCTGGCCCACCTTGCACGGCAGCACCACCAGCCGCCCGTCCTTGTCAGCCTCGGCCAGCTCGCGCAAGCGAGCATCGTCGTCCGTCTGGTGAAGCAGCTTGTCAAGCCGCTCAATGATATTGTCGGCGTGCTTGTTGATGGCGTATTCTGCTTCCGGCGATATTTCCCGCACACTCGCCAAATCGTTAATTTCCTCCGGTGTCAACTCCGTGTCCAAATATTCCCGCAGCAGCGGGCAGTGCGCCGCCGAGACCGCCGTGCAAAACCCGCCGACCGCAGTACAGTTCCCGTTGTCCTCATGCCTAAAGTGGCAACGCAAGCAATTAACATTTCCCATCACATTCCCTCCGTCCTTTCAAATCTGATCTTCATTTGTGCGGGGCACAAATCAACCTCCGGTCTGCGCTTGCCTGTCCATCGGAGACCGCCAGCTTGCCCGATGCACTTCCACCCGGCAGCCCGTAGGCTGGCCCCGTTTTCTGTGTCCAGAATATAGGTCACAAGCCGTTTATAGCCCATAGCCCGTGCCGCCCTCCACGCCGCCGCATACAGCATAGAGCAGGCGTTGTGGGTGCCGTCTGTGCAAAGTCGGTTGACCTCCAACGTCCAGCCATCGTCCAGATGACGGGCCACCGGGCGCCCCACAATGGCAACGCCTACAATCTTCTCTCCATCGGACAGCCCAATGGAAAACTTATGTCCCACCACAGGCCCGTGGTGCCGGTGGTACTGCTCAACGTAGGCATTGGCTTCTCGCAGTGTCATGGGACACACCTCAAGCATTCTCCACCTCCGGCGGTTCCGGCAGCACCACCAGCCGCCCGTCCTTGTCAGCCTCGGCCAGCTCGCGCAAGCGATTAAAACTGCAAAGGCTTTCCAAATCAGCAAGACGCATCAGCTTCAGTGTGATCTCGTCCGCCTTATCTTTCGGCAGAACTTCTTCCGGCGCCCACCCGCTGTCCTCGTAGGCGGCGATCCGATCCTTGAGGCGATTGCGGCAGTACAGCGCGGTGCAGCTATCCATCGGCTTACCATGCTTACCCGTCCAATCCGCTTTACACTTCTGGCAGTCCATCATTGCCTGTCCATCGGTGTCGCGCTTCGTCAGTCGTTCCATTACTCCACCTCCTGCGGCCAGAACTCGCGGCGGCACTCGTAGCAAGTTATCGGAGCGGCATCTTTTTTCTTCGGGCACACGTTGTCTCCATAGACATCTGCTGGGCAGGCGTACAATACACTTTGACGATCAATCCTTGCACAAGGATAGTTGCCCAGAAACACGCTCTGCCGCGTCTTGACGGGATTCATCTTTACCCATTCCTCAACTTCGGCCACAACGTCCTCTGGCGAATCCGTCTCTCTGCCAACGCGTAGATAAATGAAACGATTCTTCGGCACTCCCTTTTCATCCATGCGTCTCAACTGCTTGATAAATTCAATAGCGTCCATAATTACCTCCCTAAAATTTGAAGCTCTCTTTGAGCTTGATTCCGTGTACCTCCGCCGTAAAATAGCTGCCCTCAAATGCGGCAGACTTCCAGCTAAATGGTTCGCCAATGTACATAGTCATTCCCCCCCAAATCTCAATTTTGTCACGGCAATGGGGAATTCTTCGATCTCGCTCGCCCAGCGCGCCGTTCCCTTGCCGTTGTGCCGCTCGAACACCAGCGGGAAGCCGCCTATTCCGTCAAACAGGCTTCCCATCATAACAGGGCGTAGATATTGCGCACTGATGCGCTTTGCCAGAAAGTCCCAGAATGGCAGGGCGATGGAGTTGCCCAGCGCCTTATAGCGCGGGCTGTCGCTTGGCTTGCGCAGTTTGCCCTTGCTGTCGCGCCACTCGCCGATGTCAGTCCATTGGTCGGGGAACCCTTGCAGCCGTTCGCACTCCATCGGGGTAAGGCGGCGCACGATCATGCCCGTTCTCACGGTGTTCTGCAAATTGTAGCTGACCCCGCCGTTTGATTTGGCCTGTAACGTTCCGTTTGTTTCGCCCCCCTCGCAAAAGTTCCGGCAGTCGACGCTTGCAATATATGCCGCCATATCTTCACGGCATGGGTCACTCGCCCTTGCTCTCAACGTAGGCGAGATTTCACTCGATACGACCAACATATCGTTGTAAGCGTCCTGCCCGTTGTAGCTACCGGCATGAGCGCCGGGTGAAAGCGTACCTGTCACCTCTTGGTACGTCAGCGGCACTTGGTTGCCGCCGGTGCCCATCCTTGCTTGCAAACTGGGAACGACCTCGCCACACTCGCGGATGACGTCACAAGCGTTTGTCATATCCAGTGCCACGACCGCGGGCTTGTTACCTCCGCACTCCGCACACAGAGTGGGGGCTTGCTCCTCGGCGTAGCCGATGCTTCGCGCTTGCTCGCTGTTGCCGAGCTTAAACCCGGCGCATACAACCGGCTGATTGTTCCCGCTCATGCCGGCCGCTGCGGTAAGTGTAGGTGATCGGTCGTCTGTCCGAAGTTCTGCGCCGCCCTGCTGTGTAGCCATGCATACGACAACATTAGATGGTCTCGATGGTCTGTTTTCTCCTTCTGCCCGCAATGTTTGAACGCCATTCTTCCAATATCCAACACCTGTTTCTCCGTAAGCATGTGCTATACTTTCGCCTGTTCTACCAGCACCGCTTTCAGAATCTCCGGTAAGTCTTTCCCGCGCCGCTCCGCTCTCCGTAAGATACACTGACACGCTTTTGCGCTCAAAGAGTATTTCGCCTGCGGTGTCTCCTCCAAAATCTGCGACAACCGAGATACGACGGCGACGTTGGGGGACTCCCCAGTGTTGCGCGTCATGCACTCGCCAAGCCACGCTCCATCGTCCTCCCACTTCATCGTGGTAGCCCCCCCAGGTGTTCCAACCCTTTTCAGGCACTTCAATATCGGGGGCTTCCGGTTCTGCGATGTGGATGATCTCTTCGAGGACTGCCGCGAAGTCTCTCCCTTTGTTGCTTGAGAATGCTCCGGGCACGTTTTCCCAGACCATAAACCGAGGTCTGACCATGTCACCTGTCCGTCCGTTCTTTCTGTCACGTTCTCTCATCTCCTTTACGATGCGGACCTGTTCCATGAACAATCCGCTTCTTGCGCCGGCCAATCCAGCACGTTTTCCTGCAATGCTCAAATCCTGACACGGTGAGCCGCCCGTGATAACGTCCACGGCCTCGATCTCCGCGCCGTTGATTTTCGTAATATCGCCAAGGTGCTTCATCTTCTTCCCTCGCATTCCGCCATTTCGCCAAGCCGAAACTGACTGATGCGGCGCACTTCGCGAACGTTTTTGAGCCGTTCGCCCAGCTCTTTTTCTGTCAACATCTTTTCGCTCCCTCATTTCAGTCGTTGATAGCGCCGCGTCTTAAAATGCCGCGCGCTCAAGTAATCGTCTTTCTCCTGTGCTTCCCGCTGCTCTTCCTTCCGGGCAGCTCGGTGCTTTGCGATATCTGCCGCGTAGTATGGGCAATGATCTTGGCAGCCGGGATACCGCGTCGGCGGCAGGCAGGATTGGCAGTGCTCAAAACTCATCTCACACCTCGCGGATCGTGATGCCGAACTTGTCCTGCATCAGCTTCTTTTTCAGCAGGTAGTCCTTCGTTTTCGTGCCCTTTGCGTCCTCGACCTCGCGCAGCCAATACACCGTGCCGTTGCGGTCTGGCTCGGTCGCCCGCTCGTAGGTAAAATCCGCACGGTAGACCATCGGCTTGATGCGTTTGCCATCGATGGTCTTGTAGCCCTCCACGAGGGTAAAATTGGCTTGCAGCCGCAGGTCGCGGATTTTTCCCATCGCACGCAGCACTTTCAGCTTGGTGAATCGCGCCGCCTCACGCTCGGAATCAAACTTGATGCCGTCGCGCACGACCTTGCGGTTCCCGTACTTGCTGCGCTTCTTTACTTCCTGCACGGCCATCTTTGCCATGACCTGTGCTTGAGCATCTTTCCCAAGCCGAGAAATATCAACGCTCATTGCGTCCCTCCAACACCGACTTGACATACCGCAGGCGCTTATTCGCCTTGTCGCGTCGCAGGTTGTCTCCCCTGAACACCATCGGCGTGCACATCTCGATCACTCGGTCATAGATGCGTTGATAGTCCATGTTTTTCGGCTTGCACAGCTCGTCCAGCGTCAGGTTTGTGGTGACGATCAGCGGCTTTTTTGCCTTGTATCGCTCGTCAATGACCGTGTATACCGTTTCCATCGCATACTCACTGCTGCGCTCTGCGCCGAGATCGTCGATCACCAACAGCGGGTAATAGTGCACCTGCTTGATGATCTCCTGCTTGTCGTATCCCGCGTTGAGGATTCGCGGGAAACTCGTAATCATCGCTGGAATGCCGCGATCAATCAGCTCGTTGGCGATGCACGCCGCCGCGAAGGTCTTGCCGTTGCCGGTGTTGCCCCACAGCAGAAGCCCATTGTTCTCGCGCCGCATATCGTCCCACGCGTCGGCATAGCGCTTGCATTTGACGATCTCGTCACTCATCGTTGCCGTGTCGAACCGGCACGCCGTCAGGCTCTTGTCGCGGATTCCATCAGCACGCAGCGTTTCGATGCGCAGTCGCTTCTCACGGTCAGCTCGAGCTTTTTTCTCGGCCTCGTACTCTCGCGCCGCGCAAGCGCACTGGCAGCCGACAAGGCGGACGTTCCCACCGATGGGGATGCGGCACTGCTTCGGCGTGTTGCAATGTCCGCAGTACAGCAGCCCGTCTTTCTCGTAGTCGACCAGATCACGCACAGGCTCGGCCTTTTTCGCGATGCTGTCGATCAATGCGTCAACGTTCATAGGCTTCCCTCCGTGTTGCCGTAGTCGTAGTGATACCCTCTGCCGCTCTCGGGTAGCTCATCGTCCCACCGGCCTTGATTCAGCCATGTAGCGGGGTGTGGAATAAACTGCCCGTTGTTCTGCGTCCATTGGTCGCTGCACTTCTGCCGCTCCACTGCGGTCACAAGTGTTTCGAGTGGGACTTTGACCCGCTCGAAAGCTCTCTTAGCAGACTGTTTCCCGATTTTTCGCGGGTAAACTGACCAAAAACGCTCGAATGCGTCCCTCGTAGAGGGGGATTTAGAGGGTATATCGTTTTCTGTCTTATGTTCTTCGTCTTCTGTCTTATGTCTTATGTTATTAGTAGGCTTACATTTGCTTGCATTTGCTTGCGTTTGCTTACATTTGCTTGCATTTGCTTTTGGTGCTCTGCCGCCAGCCGCTCCATTCTGAGCCAGCGCATCAGATTTTTGAGCGTCACGGTCAACGACCGACTTAAATACCGGAAATAAAAGGGATTCTCTCCCGAGGTTGTCTGGAATTTCACCCGACCTGGCATATTCTAAAATCGCAACAAACAGACGGCCTTTTTCGTCATCTTCCAGTGCTGCTGTTTGCTCGATCCAGTCGTAATATGCCTTTACATAGCACCTTGTAGATGCAGCTCCCATACCGCCACCGCCTTAAAACGGCAGCATGCCGTCGTCCTCGCTGACCTCTGCAAAGCCGCCTGCGGCGCTCTCTGTGGCGTATTGCGGTGCGGCAGTATCGTTACCATCCGAGCGCCTGTTGTCTGCGAAATACACGCTGTCAGCCTGCACCTCGTAGCTCCTGCGCTTGTTGCCGTTCTTGTCCGTCCAGTCGCGCATCTGCAAGCGCCCCTCGACGCCGATCATGCGACCTTTATCAGCGTAGTTGCAGAGCATCTCCGCCGTGCCGCGCCATGCGACAACGTCGATCCAGTCTGTGCCGCCCTCTTTGCCGTTGCGATCAACGGCAAGAGGGAACGACACAACGGATACGCCGCTGTGCGTCTTTTTCAGCTCCAAGTCATGCCCGATGCGTCCCATCAGGCAGATTCGATTCATGCTCATTTCAATTCCTCCTCGCTTTGGTGTTGGTGCAGATAGAGCACATGGCTCTTGCCGATGGCGGCGTTTTGGGCGAGCCATGCGCGCGCCTGCTCGCGGGATAGATGGCTCTCCATCGCGCGGCTCTCATAGCTGAATTCTCCCGCCTCCAGCTTGCGCTTCATGCGCTCCTGTATCTCCTCTTCGCCGTAATTGGCTTCGATCAGATAAAGGTCGTAGTCCTGCGCCACAATGCCGTCCAGCGAGGCGCAGTCCGTCGCATAGAACACGCGCTCGCCGTTTGCAAATTCGATATGCCACGCACAATTCGGAACATCGTGAGGAATGGAATTGTAGGACACACAGACGGGGTAGAGAAGGGAACAGGAGTAGAACAGCACATGGCCTGCCATGCCCTCGTCGGTCACGCGGCGGTCCACGCCGATGCGTCCCATCGGTTCCATGAGCCACGGAGGGACGCACCAGCGCAGCGCAGGGCGCAGGAAGTGCAGGCGCTTGATGGTCTCGGGGTTGAAGTGGTCGCCGTGAACATGCGTCAGCAGGACGAGCCTCAATCCCTTGCAGTATGGTTCGAGTTCCCGAAAGGGAACGCCGCAGTCAATGAGTATTTCATCATTCAGCAGTACGGCGTTCCCCTTGGAGCCGGTCGAAATGACCTTGACCTTACAGATCATTCATGCTCACCTGCTTGGTGGTGCCGGTCTTTCCGTCGTCCGGCGTACCGAGGGCGTCAGCGGGAGCGGGCAGCTCGTCCTTGACCTCGCCTGTGGTCTCGTCCACTTCGACGGTCGGGAGATCAAAATACTGCTCGCGGCTCGCGCGTCCCTCTTTCAGTGAGGTATACACATTACGCAGGCGCACGATGCTCTGCGCCGTGAACGCTTCGGCCTTGCAGCCGATGTACTTTTCAAGGCACTCCATCGGTACGCCGAAGTCATCCTTGAACGCCTGTCCCATCTTGCGTACGCGGTCGATCATGGGTTCATCGCTCTTTCCCATCATCGTCTTGGTACACGCCGCAAGAGCGGCGTCTACCACGTCGCCGGGGATAATGCCAAGAATGCACGCGCGCATACGGCGCGCGCCCTGATTGGCGACCATTTCATAGATGTCGCGCGGGTCGGTGAGGGCAACGCTGCCTTTCTTGGTGTAGCGGATATGCGGCACGGTGAAGATCTTCGTCTGGCGGGTGTTGGTCTCCAAATCCCAGCAGTAGGCCATGACGGTACTCTCGCCGTTCTTCTGCTCCAGCTCGGTAATGCCGAAGTCGAGGTTGCCCCAGTTCTGCGCCATGACCTCGGCGAGACGGATCGAGGGGCCGGTCACGTTCTCGCCGCCGCGCGGGTATTCATAGATCGCGCGCTCGGCAAGGCTCTTGCGCTTGCAGGCGTTGAGAATGCGGTTGTTCGCTTCGATCTCGTCACGGGGAAAACGCTTGGCGACGACCATTGCCGCCTGTACCTCCTGCGCCTGACGGGAGATCATCATTTCGGCGTTCACGCTCTTGGCGCTCACAACTTCGGTGCTGTTGTAGGTCTGCATTTCGTTCATGGTAATATCCTCCTTAAAATAATCATTCGTACTGATAGCCATTGCTGACAAGGAATTGCTTCAAAAGGCGCAGGCGCTCGCGCGTATCGGTCACGCGGAACGACACCGTGAGGCGTTCGACCGCCGCCTGCTCCACGCGCTTCGGGACGACCTGCGGGGCCGCTGCGACGGTATCTCCAGCAGCGCGCGCTGCTGGAGATACCGTGTGGCGTTTCACGGCCTCGCGCTCCTCCTCGGCGCGGCGGTGACGCTCGTTGACAACGGAGATCGCAAGCGAGAGGTCGAGGTTATTTTTGTACTCCACCATGATCTCCGGCGCGTTCTCGCCCATCGTGCCGATGGTTTTCATGTCCTGCGCCACGCCGTCCACCTTTAGCTTGATCTGCTCCATGAGCTTCTTCGGCGTCTTGGCTCTGGCGCTCGCCATATCGACCTTAACGCCGGTCTGCCCGAACGAAAGGAAGTCGATCTCGTTGACCGCGCACAGCTCCCGAAAATAGCCCAGCAGCATTTCCTCGCAGCGGCTCTTGATCTCGCTTTCCGTCGCGTCAATCTTGGCTTTCAGGTCTGCGTCGGCGCGCTTGTACGGGTCGGCAATGCACTCACGGTAGACGGATTCGAAGCTGTCGTACTTCTCCATGATTGCGGCTTTAATGGCCTTGCGCTGGGTCTCGGCATCGGCAAACTCGCGGTTCATTTCGGCGCGAATGTTCTTCACGCTGGTTAAGGTCTCGTCGGTGCAGACAAGGCTCATTGCCTCTGCGACGCGCTGCTCCGTCTGCTCCTTCCGGCTCCTCAAATGCTCCTCGATCACGGGGAGTTGAGTCACTTTCATCAGGGTGTTATCCATCTTCGGTCTCCTCCAATTCTTCAAAATACATTTCCTCTGCGCCGCAGTCCGGGCAGAACTTTTCCGTCACAAGGGCATAGCCGCGCTCACCGTCAAGGTTCTCGCGCCTGTGCAAGACGTCGGGCTCGTCAAAGGTCAGCCCGCACCATTCGCAGCGGTACTTCACATCATCGCCGAGACCGCGATGAGCACCGCCGCCAGCAACAGGCAGATACCGGCAAAAAGCATCGCCTCATCGGCCTTGCGCTGCTCTCTCGTGCGCTTGTCGTGCTTTCTCATCGTCTGCACCCCCTGTCGAGGTACGGCAGCAGATCATACAGCACCTTGCACACCGCGCACGCGCCGATGACGGCAAGGCTCGTGGTGAAGTCGCAGCCGTTGAGCGCGATCACCGCAGCGGCGATGCTGCCGAAAACCAACGTGTCAATCATTTCGTGCCTCCGATCAGCATGAGCTTTTCCGCGTCCGTAAATTGCAAAACTCGGTCAAGCTCCCAAATTTCATCTAAAGTCCAGCGGGACCGCCCCGCCATGCGATTGCAGATTTGCGTTTCTGACAAGCCGATTTCCTCGCCCAGCTCCTTGCCGGTGCGAATCAACGCCCGTCCCATCGCGCCGCGCACGGCTCGCTCAAGGTCGTTTCGCCGTCGCGTTAACTGTTGTGGCTTTAGCATCTTGCCTTTTCCTTTCTCTCGTGCTACAATAAGCACGGACACAATATCTTGTGGTGAGATTTGTCCCACCCGCCCCGCTCGATGCTGAAACATTGGGCGGGGCATTTTTTTGCCTTCATATGTCCGCCCCACTTATCGCCAAAATCGCAGCGCAAACCAAAATGGTCAAGACCAAAAAAACAGCGCCAAACAAAACGCTTTCCGTCGATCCTGCAATCCATGCTGAAACAAGCATTAAAATAGCGGCGGCTACAATAGCGACAAGAGCCCATGAACAGAGAAGCAAAAACAATTTAATAAATCGTTTCATTCGCCCTCCTTGCCCACTCTTGCGGCCTGCGCGGCTTCTGATGCTGTTCTGATCTCCGTTTCGGTCACGCCGTACAATCTGGTCAGCGGTCGAATGTACTTGCTTGCGATACCATTCACACCGCGCTCCCAGTTCGACACCGCGGAAACTCTTACACGGAGTTTCTTTGCTACATCTTCCTGACGCAAACCGGCATTTTCTCGAATCCCTTTTAATTCCAAGCGTTCTCCCCTCCTTATAAAGTTCAGAACTTTATATTGACAAACGCAACCAACACCGCTATTATGTAAGTGTCAGCCAACAAAATATCGGCTATGAAACCCGCAAAAA